CTCGCCGTACACTGACCTCGTAGCAAGCATTACATCCAGCCACGTAGCCTGCCGGCCCGGAATACAACCCGAGTCAAGCAGGTGAATGACCAGTTGCTTTGCAATTGTGTCGGATGCCGCGGAAAAGTCAACCGTAGCTAACTTTCCGGATCTGGCAGCGTAATACGCCAGAAGTTGGTTCCGATCTTGATGCTCGAGATCAATGCCCAAGTGCCTATATAATCTACGACCAATCATCCTGCCAATACCTAATTGGAACCAAAGGTTGATTCCAGGCTCAGCAGCAATGACTCTGTCGGTCTTAGAGTTTTTCGGCACCGTAATAACCCTGTTTCCCTTCTCAATACTGAAAGGAAGGCAATTACCCTCCGAACCATCACCTTTCGGCTTTGACTCGGCTAGGTATCTATCCCAGAGAGGATAGGCCCGACTGAATACAGAGTTAAACAAGGTGTAACAACTTGAGGTCATTCCGGATTCATTCCGGAACTTGTTCACAGGTCCAGTTAGGTCGCCCCGCAGTGAAGCGGTAGCACCCGGACCCCACGAACACGACTCAAGCAATTCCTCCATATCAAAGGACCCCAATACTCGAGCGATTTTCCGCGTAACTGCGTCAAGCAGCCACACGTTAGCGCCAGTAAAACCGGCGCAACGCCCAAGGTCAGTGAAGTCACAATTGATAGACTTACATCTCTCCTCACTATTTTTGAATTTCGTGAGGGCAACATCCGATCGATTAAAGGTCGTAGATAAAAATTCGGCCTTCGACAGGAGTTCTGTTGCGATGTAAGCACGACGTGCGGCTCCGACATCGGGGTAATCTCCGGCGTCGAATTCGAGCTGAGTGAGTTCATCATGCCTCCCGGAGGAGTACAGATTCCACACTTCTTCGGCACGTGGGCTTTCCAGGCCCTGAAGGATGAGCTTGATCGCGTCGTCTGTTGCAGACGACTTGACCTTGAACCTACGAGCGGCCTTCGTCTTATCGACTAGGTCCTTCTTACGAGTGAAAACCGGCACGCCCAGATGCTGTAACAACGCACCTGGAAATGCTTGGCGACTCACGCTGGTTAGACGCGAGAACTCGTTCTGGCGAAACTTGACATAGGAAATATCATCAAGCTGCCAGATTGGGAGTGGACCGACCAGTTCGGGACATGGCCCGACAAACTCGAGGCTCTGATCGCCAGCTACTAAAGCATCGGCGGTATCATATGTTTCAAACATGTGATATGACTCCATGGGTTATAAAAGAGGAGAATCGAAAGACTACAACTCTGATACTTGAACACCCTTAACGAGTCTGAACCCAACAACGCTCGGCGGCACAGATTTAACCATGCTGACGAGAAATAGGTTCAGGTCATGCCACGATTCGAACGAATACGTGTCTACCGGCAGGCCATCAAGTTTTACCTCGATGACAATGCCGCTCGCGTCACCACTTCCCCTCGAAGGGGAGCCGGTCTCAACAGACCCGGACGGCGGTGCTGCATCCGTACCGCTTACCAAAACGGAATACCGAGGTCATGTGTATCGACCACGGCGGTGCTACCATTGAGCAAGAAACCGCCCACTAGGTAGCGACCATCTTCCGCCTGTTGGGCGGTAGTACGAGGATGCATCAACGCCTCGTAGCTGTGCTTGTTGACGAAGTCAATAAGCGTCAGCGTGGTGGTGGAGTCAACGTAGGTGACGGGCAAGGTTAACACAATCTTGTACCGTCGCGGTGAGACAGCCTTACCGGGCAGCTGATAATCCGCTGCCGGGGACTGCGTATCCCGCATACCTACGGTTAGCATCTCGGAAGCGCCGGGATTAGTGGCGTTGAGGTTCCGAAACGCTGCTACGCCGTCCTTCAGATCCCCGTGAGGGGTGAAGGTGTGTGTTACTGGCGTGCCTTTACCATCTGCAAAAGCTAATGCTGAACGTGCGGGCATTATGTTGCTCCTACACTGATTGGCCCCGGAAGGGGCGAAGTCTCTGTTTAAGAAGAGCGACAGCAGATAAACCCCGCTCTGGCCCTAGATTCAGGGAGATACGAGGTGGTGGTACAGAAGGAAAGGATGACAGCGGCGCGCGATTGCACGCTACTACAGTCTTTCTGCTGTTCCAACGGGCGTATGTTGTACAACCGCCCCCAGGACCACCATCTACTTTCGCGGACCCGTTAACCCTGTACCTAACTAGAGTTTTCTCAAACGTTGTCTTACAACCACGGACGAGGTTCAGCCCGAGATCATAATCCAAGAGGTCCAAGTATCTGCCCATCGGCAGCATCCAGTCAAGCACAAAGCTCAACGGCTTAAGTTGCCATAGAATAGAAAGCGGGTTCGTTATTCCCACTTCCTTCAGCGGTAGAAGTACCGCCGATGGCGCCTGCTCGAATACGTAAACGTATTTGCAGGTATACTGGGCGATCTCCTCACGGATGATCGTGACTCCTTCGTAAGACTCCGGATCGCGAATTGTTTTGCGATACGTAGATGATGCGGATTTACGCACCTGAACAGGACGCTCAGATAGTACACGAGCGAGATGTTCGAAGGAATCATATATGTCCTTGTAAAGGGTCATATACCCATACTTAAGCTGCAACCACTGGTCGGCTAAGCTCATACTAGTGGATTTAATCCTTGTCACCTCTTTGCCGCGTTTATTGCGGAAGATGATCGGTGCGTTGCGTCCCTTGAACGTGCCGGTCTCGTCGCTAGTAAAGACGTCCCCTCGAAAGAGGACTCTAGCGCAGTCGGCATAGTTCTTTTCTCCCAACAAGGAGAGGGCTGTAGCAAGCGTCCGAGCGTTATCCATCAGCATCCGTCGGGTTTCCCCGAGTTCGCCGAAGGTTACGCCAAGATTTAGATGTTGCTCGTCCACCTTACCCATTGATTTGAGTAAGGCCTCTTCCTCAATAGAGGAAATGATCCCTGGGGTGATAATCCGGGGATTGAGGTTCACCGTACCATGAGTAACAACGCCTGACACAGTCTGCCAGGAGCCGTCATTCCACCGTTGTTCAGAGTAGCCTTGCGGCCACTCAGTCACATTGGAGTAGTACGAGAAAGGATTCATCGGGAGTTCTTCCCGGTGAGCATCG